CTTCATTATCGAATTCGGGACCCTTAGGGGCTCGAATTGGTCGATGTACAACCGGGTTACCATCTATTATTCCAGTTCTTCATCGAATTAGAATTCTAAATGGTGATCCATTTGTTATTCGACTCTGCAATACCCTATTCTCGATTTATCGAGTGTTTGAGTACCCAGGTTTAATCAAGTTATCCACAGTAACAGATACATTTTACTTGGATCCAATGATTTCGTACTATTTTTCGGAATTTGTACGTAAATCTTTCATATTGAATCTTCGTGATATGTATTCTACCAATTGGCTCTGGGAAATTTTCGAAGATCCTATTGCCTCTTGGAAGATGCTAGTGGTTCATCCGTTCATTATTAGCAGTACATCCTCTTCCGTCGGAAGTCATCTCTCTACATCTGTAGTTGGGGTGATTTCCGCCTTTCGTGCCTGGAAGTTGAATCCACAACTTCTCCCGGTCCTTCTGGACTGGTTGAAGTTTACGGGTAATATTCGATTTCTTAACTGGGTGAATACCAGCTTAGATTTCTGTACTACTCGAGATTCTTCTGATAGATACGTTAACTTCGGTCAGGTTGTCGCGAGAGCGCAACTCGGCCGAATTGGATTGAAGGATGAACCTGCCGGTAAGGTTCGGGTGTTCGCCTTAGTTGATTGCCTTTCACAGTGGATTTTGTCTCCTCTTCATGATAAAATCTTCGAGATCTTGCGGTTAATCCCGCAAGATGGGACATTCGATCAGCTGAAACCGTTAGATCAAATCCATAAACTTGGATTGGAGGGTAAGAAATTATTCTCCTTTGATCTTTCAGCAGCAACTGATCGACTGCCTCTGACTCTACAGGGAGTCCTCATAAGTTCCTTAATTGGAGCTCATGGGGCCAACATGTGGATGACACTCTTAGTGGCCCGGACCTACATCCTACCCTCACGGGCGGTTGAAGCTCTTGGCCTATCTAAAGGATCAGGCTTAATCTATAGTGTTGGGCAACCGATGGGAGCCCGTACAAGTTGGGCGATATTGGCGCTAACACATCACGCTATTATCCAGTTCGTAGCTCAGAGAGCTGGGATCGTTGGACTTCGAGAATGGTTTCCAGCTTACGCTGTTCTCGGTGATGATGTCGTAATTGCAG